AGCCCATCTCGTGATGCGTATTCCGCAGCACGAACCCGTGAGCATCGACCTCGTCAAAGCGATGTTAAACCGCCTGTACGGGGGCCTCTACGAAGACGGTGAAACTAACATGAATGCGCGCCTCACGGCGTTGCTCCATGGCAGTGTTCTTCCGCAATCGCTTTCCTAGTGATAGGAGGCGATCACTGTGTCGAAACGGCTGAACCAAAAACTCAGTTTCTGGTTGGACCTTCAGGAACACCTGAAAGCCGCTACGTTCCAGATGGGTGGTGTACCGCTTAGCCCTCGTGATTCCTTCACTTGGGCGCACGCGCTCACCTTATTTGGTACCCTACTGGAAGACCTCAAGATCAGAGAAAATGCTCCGTCCATCGCTATGTATATAAAAGCCATAGCGCAGCTTGATGTCGGAGTCGTCGCATCCACGTTGAAGAACGCGGACACGTACCTGCTCGGATTAACAACCGAGTCTGGATCGCAGTCAGAGAGTTTCATACAGTCTCTGGACGACGATCAACTCCTTGTGTTAGACCCGGTTTTACCGGACCTACGCTATATGAAGTTGTCATTGGATCCTGGTCTTTTCCGTCGTACGCACCAAGTCTTGGCTTTCTTAAGCCATGTTTCGTTACGGGACGTTTACTATAATGTCCTCGACGACTTTATAAAGACGGATGTGCGTATTCCCGACCCGCCTGATACCCTATGCGAAGGGGTTAGGGCGGTCCTGAAGAGGTGGCTAAAGGGCTTTCGTGTGGTGCATTTTCCACACCACGGCCCTGGCGCTACTTCAGATGGCGGCGGTGGAACCGCTATGGAACCACTGCCTGGGAACCATTCACCATTTGCCAAGTACGTACGAGTTGAAGCAGATAGTCTGCTTCGATACGTATGGCAAAAGTACGGGACTTGCTCTATTGACCGCGTCCTGCCGCCAGTGCCAAAAACCTGGCAGAGGGGCCAGTGCAACCGAGTGAGTCGATTCCAAGCGGTCCCAAAAACCATCCTCAAAAGAAGGGTGATTTGCATGGAACCGTCCGGTATGCAGTACTTTCAACAAGCCGTGAAGGAGTCGGTGTATGACTTTATTGGTCATCACCACTTCCTCCGCCGACGAATTGACTTGCCAAATCAAGAGACTAATAGGCATCAAGCCTACTTAGCTTCTATCACTGGCGAATACTGCACAATCGATCTGTCAGCTGCGTCAGATTCCGTAGGATGGGGACTTGTTAAACGCTGTTTCGCAAGTACGCCGCTTTTACCCTGGCTTTTCGCTACGCGCTCGCGCGCATGTGAAACGCCTTATGGCATTATTCCTTTAAGGAAATTTGCCACCATGGGGTCGGCTTTGACCTTCCCTGTGGAAAGTCTGCTTTTTGCGGCGATATGCCAATACAGCGCTGAGGCTGGTGCCGACGCTCACCCTTGGTGGGTGTACGGCGACGACATCATTGTGCACCACTCCATCGTACAGGATGTGGTGCGGAACCTTGAGTCCGCAGGTTTCACCGTTAACCGCGATAAATCCTACTATGACGTAGGACCCGGTCAATTCCGGGAAAGTTGCGGTGGGGAATACCTTAACGGATACGACGTTG